CGCTGAAGATGTTGGGGTCAGAGATCGGGCTGACGTCTGAGTTGTCTTCAAAGTCCTCAACCGCAATCTCGGCGCCGGACTGGTTGTCCATGTCTTCCAAGTACCAGTGGTTGATACGTGATAAGACTTGCAAGCTCTTAGCCTGACTGCGGTGCAGTCGTGCGTGGATGCTTGAGAATACTTTAGAGCCCTGCTCGATCAGCGCCTGTGTTGTGCCAACGGGTGTGTTATTACCCGCGTCGGCAATGCGACCCTCGCTGGTCTTCACAACACCTTTAGCGGCGTCTGTTAACCAACCTAATAGGTTGTACAGCACAGAAGACGGTGGGTTGAACGGCAGTGGCATGGCCAACTTGCGCACGTCGTCCACGCCGGGTGAACCCTCGATCTCTACGACCTGAGTTGGCTCAATGCGGTCTGTCTGGCCACCAATGCGTCCGCCTTTTAGCTTCAACATGGTCTGGCTGTTATTCACGTGCGCAGAGTCCATCAACGCACGGAGCGAGCCTGTCAGTGCCGCTGAGAGGCCACCAATCAGGTGTGGCATGCCAATAGCGTAGGCGCCGCGCCATGGAATAAACTTGTACTCCACCATCCAGTCAAGCTTGCGCATGCGCATGTCGCCCGACTGCCAGTTACGGTACAGTGCAACCACCTTGCTTGTAATCTCGTCCACCGTCATAACGTAGGGTGCGCGCTTGCCGTCTGTTAACGGGTCGTCTTCCAAACGCAGGAACACCGTGATCTCGTACACACGGCGCAGGCCGTCTACGTTCTTGGTTGGCTCTGTTAGACCTTCAATTTTGTCGTTGGCCTTTTTTGACTGTGTCTGGTTCTCAGGCAACAGGTCAGAGGTGTATATCTCAATATCGCGATATTCGCCTATCTCGACACGTTGCTTGAACATGTCTTCGGTAATGTCTTGCTGTTCTGTTACGCGCGCGGCTGAGTAAAAATTGGTAGACGCAAACGGCAACAGCACGTTGTCAATTGGAACCCACTCAGGCACCGGTCTGTTCAGGTCCTTGTCCCATCTCCATTTGAGATATTGTGAGCCACCCAATGGAAGCTGAGTGAACAACTGCTCCATCTCGTCGCGGTACTCTTCAACCTGCTCGGTCAACTGCCAGTTTAGGAAGTTAGCCTTGCGCTGTGCTGTCTCCAAACGCTGTTGGTCAGCCTTGCCCTTAATGAACGTGCGCACCAAGCCGTCTGCCGGCAACAACTCTTTGCACGCGTTTGCCGCAAAGTCCACGCAGGCCTCCGCCATGATAGGGTGCACCACCTTGGACGCGCCGTCAAATGTTGCGCCACCGGGGGCGTCGTTGCCCAAACCTGTGCGGCGAATGCCCTCTTCGTACTGCTTGTCACGTTGCTTGCGGGACTCACGGTCCACTTCAATCAGGTCAAGGTACTCGGACGCTAAACTGTCAAGGATGGACTCGTCCATCTCTTCGGCCAAGTTGGCGTAAAACTCTGGGTTCTGTGACGGCTTTTCTGTCTCCGTCATGTTTACCACAACGGACCCGTCCTCCAACTCAATAACCTCAGACTCTACGTCGTCGATGTCCAAGTCCAGCGCGTTGGCCAGATCTTGGATTTCTTTTTCCGTGTCTACTTCTTTTGTCGTCTCGTCTTCAGCAAACGACAACGCGGACAGGTTACCGCCCTTTTGGAGTGGAATAATTGGTTGCATTATTGGTTAAAGCCTCTGTATGCTTTACGAATTGGTCCGACTAAAGGCAGTGCGCCCAGCGCGCTCATGGCCGCACCACCGTAGTTACCTTGTCGGTAATTTTGTCCTGCTTCAGCGGCAAACATAGGAGCTTGCATCATGGCAATAGGAGGGCTGGCAAAAGCGGCAATGTCCATCGCACCCCATCCTCCGGGGATGTTGCTCGATGGTCCACCAACAATTGTATCCGCCGCGCGTCGTGCAATAGGACGACGAATGCCTACTTTTTCAAGCATACCGCTTCCTAGTGATGAAATACGTTCGCGTGGTGTTGGTTCGTACTCAGACATTCTTGGTTCTTTTTTTGCTTCTGTGTCTTCCATTGAACGCAAAATAGCTTCATCGTAGGCGTTAGGAAAACGACTATCCCCCCTGCGAATCATATTGACTATATCTTGCTGTGTAGGAGGATCTTGTGTGTACCCGCCTTGGTTGTAGCCGCGGACCATCATCTCGGCCTGCATGTCTCGGGGAGAGTACATCATGCCGCCTGCGGCTTTACCCTGCACCGCACGGCGGCGTCTGTCTTCCAACTCTTGCATCTGCCAGTCTTGCGCAAACGGCTGGCGCTGTGCTGGCTCGGTGTCAAGCAAGTAGTCACGTTGGTTCTTTGGGAACCAGTCAGACGGGTGTTTGGTCACCACCGACTCAGGCAGACCCGACATGCGGGCCTCGTCGCGCCACGCGTTCATCTCTGCGGTTGCTGGACCACGACCCTGCACAGGGCGTTGAGCAATCGGGTTCATGCCGGTGTAGTTGTGACGCATGGGGTTGATCATCGCGTTAATCGCGTTCACAATGTCTTCTTTGTCCGGGTCAATGCCGCGGGCTCTGAAGTCAGCAACCACTTTATCCACCAAGGCTCCGTGCTTGCCCAACAACATCTCGTCTGTTAGTTTGTCAATGCCGGGGCCTTCTAGTTGCGCGGCACGTTCGGCGAACGGCGCGCTGGCGCTGGTCATCTGTGGGATGTCACCCTCAGTCACGCGCAGGGCATCAAGTCCACCCATTGCGTCGTCACCAACGCCTGTCAGTGCCTCTTCACCCAACTGCTGGCGCGTTGCCAACTCTTCTGTTGAGGGTGTGAATGACTTGTTCCATGTGCGGTTGCCTGTGCGGCCCGTGTTGGCCATTGACATAAACTCGTCTTCAGGGAACGCGTTTAGAAACTGACCCTTAGGATAAGCACGCGCCTTGATGTTTGCGGGTGACATGCCAAACTGGCTTGGTAAATCTTGGTAAGGACCCACTGACTCGCGAGTTGCCACGCCTTTTGCGCGCTCTGGCGTAATGATTTGGCCTGTGGGGCTTGTTGCTGTTGGATAAGGACGGCCGCCTTGGTCAACAAGCTGGTTTGAGAACGGTGTTTGCTGTTGTGTGCGCGCCATTGTCTGCGGCGCGTTGCCTGTTGGCTGAGAAAGGGACCGAATGTGGTCCTCTAACTGCTTTACTTCTTCTGGTGACGGAGGTTTGCCTACAGCTTTTGTGTATTTACGAATTGCGTCTTGAATTCGGTTTGCAAACTGACCAACAACACCACCCCTGTCATAATGAGGTATGCCTGCTTGTTCGTACATCATTTGTGTTGGTGTTTTAATTGGATTAAGCATCGTAATCTCGGTTTTTCAAAATTTTGTTGTAGTTTTCAAGGTCCCCGCCCCTGACCATGTCTTTCAACATGCTCCGATACCCTGCTCTAACCTTGCCCCAGACAGAAAATGACTCGCTTCGTCCTCGAATGTAGCGACACATCTGACAACCACACTGCCTAATCTCTTTTGCGTGCGATGAACTGTGCATTTAGGGGGCCTCCTATAACCAATCACCCATAAATGAGGGTGTTTGTGCCCGAAAATCACGCGGCGTAGGGGTTATTCACCCTGTTTCGCGCAATGTCGTCTGCGTGTGCGTAGTCTCGCGCTGGTAGTGGGTCCAACAAGAGCCACCCTGAGTCCCTGAGGACCCTGAGGGCCTGTGAAAGTGCGTCAACGTAGTCGTCGTGGCCCTTGGCCTCGGGAAAAGAGCACACCTGCCTGATGAAACGCTTGGCCCATGGGGCTACCTCGCCCGGAATTGCGGGGTCTTCTGGCACGTACACCCGACCTTTTGCGATCAAAGGCGCCACAATGTTCATCCTTTGCACTTTATCCGCGCGTCCGGGGTTGTAGGACCTTACCGGCAGGTGCGCGGCCTGTAGTTCTTGGATCAAAGAGATACCTGCGGACTTATCTTCCATGAGGATGAGGTCCGTTTTCTTGCCCTTGGCAAAGGTGTTGTCCGCGCCGTACACAACCTCCTTGTAGTCCTCGATCACCTTGCGGCGCAACTCAGGGTACGACAGGTGGTTGTCCCATGCGTCGAGCAAAATGCAACTTGTTGCAAAGTCGTCTTGCTCAAACACACCTAACGCGATGCACGCGGTCGGGTCGTTGTGTGTTTTTTCACTGGTCGCTGGGTCGTATGACACCAGCACGTACTCCAGCACGGGCGTTGGCTTATTTGCAGGCCAGTTCTTGAACCATTTACGCTTAACAATGCCCGCGTTCTCTGGGTCCAAGATCTCGCCGTAAATTTCCTGACGACCTAAGTCTGTGCCCTCGTACGCTTCCAACTGTTTGAAGAACGTGGACGACAGGTTGGCCCTGTTGTCGTATGAGGATGCTTTGGACACGTACACGTCGCCGCCAACCTTGCCCTCGTTCAGGTCTGTTATAAGTTCCAGCGGTTTGGGTGTGGTGGTGATGATCGACTGCACACGCTCAATGCGCGGGTCCGTCAGACGCAACGTAAACTGAATCTGGTCGTACGCGTCGTCGATGTACTCGAACGCACACAACTCGTCTGCCCACATGCCGTGCCACTGTGTACCCCGGAAGCGCTCTGGCTCAGACGCCGGGATGCCGCGGATCATGCTTCCATTCTTTAAGGTAAGCTCAAACAGCGACTTGTTGTAGTCCTTGATCAGCGACGAGGGTATGATGTTAAGAAGCCCTGAGTCTCCCTCAAAGCACGTTGCGCGAATGTCGTTTGATGTTGGCGCCGTGACCAACCAGCGGGTCTTGTCGTAGATCGCCGCCCTTAGTCCAAGCCAGTTGGACGCGGTGTGGGTCTTGCCGGAACCCCGGCCGGCTAAAAGTAAAAAGGTATCGTACTCCCCGTCGTCAGGCTCTCGTTGGTGCGGTAGTGCGGTAAGCTCCCACCTCACACGCCACAACGCTAGGTCCAGTTGCTCCTTGGGCCATCCCTTGTTCTGGTCTGCAAACGCCTTGAGTAGCTTTTGCTGTGTGTCGTTCATAGGCATACTGTCAGGTACCCCTCGCTGATTAGGAACGTGTTGTTCGGGTCTGCGGTCTTGATGTGCATGCAGGGCCTAATGTCCACTTTAGTAACATGGGTAATCCTGCGCATCTCTTCGTAATGCGGCCGGCGCACAGGGATCTGGTCCTCGACCAGTTTTAGGTTGGTCCTGAACACCATGTGGTAATTTTTTTTGAGTTCTGCTATCTCTGTCCTGATACCTAAAGACTCGGTCAGGTTGTGGATTGACCTAAACAGTCTTAGGTCCTTGATGTTGAACCTGAACTTTGCCGAGACCTTGCTGTGGCACTTTGGCCGTGAGGCGCATACCCCCCGGAGTATAGCCAGTCGTTGCTCAAAGGATGAAAACAGGTACTCTTCTGGAATGTGGTCTGGTATTTTGCCGTAACTCTCAATCAGCTTGGACGTGATGAGCGTGCGCTTGTCCCTGTGTGGGTCCCCGATCCACACGCCTAGGTCGTAGGGGTGGATGGGTAGCGGCTTGGCGCTTGGCTTAATCGGGTAGCACGTTGGCATCCTGCACCAGCCCGTGTCTATGGTGGCTAGGTTCTGTGGCGCGTATATTGGAAGGCTGTACTCTTCTTTGGGGAATTGTTTGCGCCCCCACTTGGACAGTGTAAGGAACGCCTTGCTGTCGTACACCGGAATGCCGGTGCGGCTATCCACCACCAACGTCAGGCCGTCCTTGGTCCAGATCTTATGACACACCACCGGCGTGTATTCCTGAACAGAAACAACCATGACGGGCAGGCCCGTGTAATCAAAAACCTCATCCCCCGGTTTGATGAACCGCGCTAACTGCCATCCGGCAGTGGTGGGAATGGGGGTACGTGCGTCGATTCCCATGTCTAACCCTAATTACCCATGGATGCGGTTGTTTACGCCCCAGTTTAGGGTGGGGGGTATATGGCCCAGAAATCGGTGTTTTGTTCAGGGTGTCGGGCTGTTCAGTCTTTATTTATTATTTTAAAAAAAAAAAAAAAAAAAAAAAAATAAAATATAGAGATATGACCCCGACACCCTGAACACCCTGAACAAGATTAGTACTAAGGTATACAGTTTTGAAAATGAGTACCTTAGGCGGTTACAAATACCCACACTGACAGCAGGGTCTATATACCCCCGGGGGTATATGTACACATAAATGTTAACAAATCAGGGTTTTTGTAAAAATATACAGGAATTGCAAAAACTTGCTGGCTGTGGGGGCCCCCCGGCCCCGTGGTCTGATGGGACCCTAAATGGGGTATCGACAATATACTATGGGGGGTATAGTACTATACCCT